GTTGGAGACGGCGGCTTATGCCTTTAATCTCCAGTTCCGCAAAGCCGGTGAAATGCACGTTGGCGAGGCGAAGGGCGAGTTGATCGAGTCCTTCGTCGTGACGCCGGAGAAGCTGGAGAAGATGGGCTTGCCGAAGGACGCCTTGCCGGTTGGTTGGTGGGTTGGGTTCTACATCCCCGACGATGAGGTGTTTGAGAAGGTCAAAAACGGCACGTATAAGGCATTCTCGATCCAGGGTCGCGCCATTCGTGAGGAGGTGAGCTAATGGCTAAGGCGACCAAGTTGAAGAACTTGCTTATCGACCGCGTTGACCTTGTGGATAAGGGAGCAAATCCGGAAGCCCGTATCGTGTTGTTCAAACGTGATACCAATGGCGAAAGCACGTCTAACACTCAGCCAGCGTTTACGGGCGAGGCAAGCGGGTACTGTGTCAATAACGGTGACCACAAGGAGCACAATCTGCTCAAGTCAGCGTGGGAGTTGATCGCCAAGCATTTGGGTTTCAGCGACGAAAAGAAATCCATTGGGGAGTACGTCNTTGACATTGATGTTCGCCCGAAGATTAACGGCGCGGACATCACAAAGAGTGACGAAGGAGGCGATGTGAAGATGCCGGAGCAGACGGCAAACCTCGATGAACTGTTGAAGGGTGTCGATGAGAAGATTCGTGAGGCTGTGAAGGCGGCTCTCGCGAAGCGGGATGAGGAGCTTGAGGCTCTGCGTAAGCGGGTCGATGAGTTGTCCAAGAAGGACGAGGACAAGTCCGACGACATTAGCAAGGCAGACCTGCCGGAGCCGGTGCGCAAGCGGCTTGAGGATCTGGAGAAGCGGGCCAAGGAGGCTGAGGAAATCGCCAAGGCCGAGCGCGAGGCTCGAATCAAGGCAGAGATTCGCAAGCGCGCCGAAGGCTATGCCAACGTCGCAAAGGTCGATGACATTGCGGATGTCATTTACAAGGCGCAGTCTGTGTCTGCCGAGTTCGCGGAGAAACTGGAAACCATCCTTAAGGCGGCGAATGAGCGGATTGAGAAGGGCGCGTTGTTCAAGGAGCTTGGTACTAGTGCTTCTGCTTCGGATGACCCGGTCGCGGAGTTCGCGCAGCTTGTGCAGAAGCGCATGGAGGCCGATAAGATTCCGTACTATGAGGCGGCGCGCAAGGTCGCTGCGGAGCGGCCTGACTTGGCTAAGGCGTGGTATGAGTCTGCGCCTATTGGGTCTCCCTAAGTCGTGAAGTTAGGGGAGCGCCTACGCCCAGTTAAGGGGCATTTTTTATTGCCTGAAAGGGGGAGTTGAAATGAGCCAGCAGAGCAACACGGTCTATAAGACCTTTATTGCTGGTGCCGACTTGACCGGCAAGGAGAATCTGTTCGTTGAGTTGACCGGAGAGNACACCGTGGATGTTTGCAACGCCGCCACGGACGTTCCCATCGGCGTCCTNACCGACTACTANCGCGCCGAGCAGGGGCAGTCTGTGACGGTTGCCATCGGCGGCACGGTGCGCGTGAAAGCTGGCGGCGCTATCAACGCTGGGGCTTGGGTTGGCACGGACGGCAACGGCAAGGCTGTCGCGAAGACCGCTGATGGCGACGTGGTGCGTGGCATCGCCCTGGAAGCCGCAAGCGCGGATGGCGATATCATTGAGGTGTTCTTGATCGGCCCGTTCACGCTCCGCGTGGCGGACTAACGGGCTAATGACGATGAAAGACGAGGTGATGTGACATGCCGACCGCTGGTGCGCAGCATGTTGACGTTTACTTGACCAACTTCTCTCGGCAGATTCGCAACGAGAGCTTCATTGCCGAGCGTGCTCTAACTGTTGTTCCTGTGCAGAAGGACAGCGATAAGTACGCCGTCTATGGGAACGAGCATTTGCGGGTTGTGAATGACCGGCGCGCTCCTGGTTCGCCGCCCAATGAGGTGGACTATACCGTTGGCAGCGAGAATTACTCGCTGGTCGAGCATACCTTGCGCGATTCGGTGCCGGATGAGGAAGTCGAGAACGCCGACTCGCCGTTCGCACCGTTTGAGGATGCGACCCTAAATATTCAGGAGCGCATTCGGCTCCGACTTGAGAAGGAAGCGGCTGCGCTTTTCTTCAATCCCGCCAACTGGACCTACAAGGTCACTCTATCTGGCTCTGACCAGTGGAATGACCCAGACTCGAATCCGTTTGACGTGATCCAGGACGCGAAGTCGTCTGTTTTGTCGAAGTCCCTGCGTAAGCCGAACATCATCATCGTCGGCCAGGAGGTTTTCGACAAACTGGCTAACCACCCGCTTATTATCGACCGCATCAAGTACACGGGCCGCGACAGCGTTACGCCGGAAATGCTGGCGCGCCTGTTTGACGTGGAGCAGTTCCTTGTCGGTTCTGCGGTCGAAAATGTGAGCCGCGAAGGCCAGCCTGACAACTTGCAGTACGTCTGGGGCAAGCACTGCTTCGTCGGCTATCGTGCGCCGCGNCCGTCTCTCCGTACCGTGACGGCNGCTTCGCTGTTCCGCGGTCGCAACCACCCGCAGGTGCGTCGTTATCGTCATCATGANCCTGGCGCTAGGGCGACCTACGTTGAGTACAGTGACAAGTGGGATATTCGGAAGATCGCGGACGGCGCGGGCTACTTGATTGTGAACGCTGTTGCGTAAACTTGCCAGCTAACGGAAGCCAGGAGGCGGTATTGTGGTTGAGGTCAAGTGGCCGGTTCGCCATAGCGGTCGCCTGTATTCTCCTGGTGAGGTAATTACCAACATCACCGTGGAGCAGGCGACCGCTCTTGTTCTGGTTGGCGCGGCCGACTGGCAGCGTTTGAAGCCAACCGGGGATGTCGTATCCAAGACCGCCGAACCAGCGAGTGAGCCTGTGGCGGAATCTACGGGTGGTGTGGATTGGGAAGCGGAGATTCGGAAGTATCACCGCGGCTTTGGGAATTACGACATCCCCGGCGTTGGCATCGTAAAGGGAAAGGAAGCGGCCGTTGAGGCTCTGCGGAAGTCTCTCGGCAAGTAACCAAGGAGGGTGTTGCGGTGGCTAATGGTCTCCCAACCGTGGAAGAGCTTCGCGAAGAGTTGGGCAATCCTCCGGTGGAGGATATTTCCGATGCCACTCTGCAACGCCTGATCGATAAGCACAAGACACTGTATGGTGCCGCCAGCCATGCGGCTGAAATTCTGGCGCGTCACTACGCGACGAAAGCCGAGAAGGCCATTGGTGACTACCGTGTGTCGTACGCGGAGTCTGCCGCCATGTGGAAGGAGCTTGCCAGGGAGCTAAAGCGCAAGGCAGCGATTTTTGGCTCGAAGCCNTATGCTGGCGGCATTANCAAATCGGCGAAGCGGCGCAACTGGCTGGACGAAGACAGNCCCAAGCCGGACTTCTGGCGTGGGATGTGGGATTACCGTGACTGACGCCGCGTTTGAGNGTTTGATGGATACGCAAGTGTCCATCGGCAAGCTCCAGCAGGGTCAAAACCCTGTGACGGGAGACATTGAAACGGTTTGGGTGACAAAGTACGAAGCCAAGGCGCGCCGCCGCACCCTGCGCGGTCTGCAAAGGTTTTCTGCGGACACATCCCAGGTGTTCGCGACAGACCGCTTTTACATGCCGACGCATGACTTGAACGGCAATGAAATGGAACTCGACGAGACGCTGGAAATCGTTGAAGCCGTGCCGTTCGATTATGCGTCGCAGAAAGACTTGCCGCGATACCGCATTCGGCTTGTGAGCAAGCCTGNGAATCATCATTACGAGGTGGACACTCTTCGGATCGGGCCTGGAGGGAGCTAAAGTGGCGACCTTCGTTGACAATAGCGCAGCCGCAAAGCGGTGGTTTCGTGCCTATATCGAGGCGGGTATGCTCATTGCCCAGATGAAATATGCGGAAGACATGCATGAGACGCTTTCGCAAGAGCCGCATGGTCGCTACTACATGAACGCGGGCACGCCGTTCTGGTATGAGGTTCCAGGCCCACAACCAGGCGCGCATAGGGCGTCTGCTCCTGGCGAGCCGCCTGCGGTTCTTACGGGCAAGCTGCGCGACACCATCAAGAGCCAAAAGGTGTCGTTGACGGATACAATGTACGAGGGTGTCGTGAGCACCGATGCGGAATACGCCGCGTTGCTCGAATTTGGCGGTGTGAATGAAGAAGGGCGCATGGTTGAGCCTCGCCCTGCATGGTTGCCGACGCTTCTCTTTAACCGCGAGAAGTACCTGAAAGCGGTGGCTGGCAAGTGAGTGACTTTTGGACGCCGTTGAAAACAGCGGTGTTTCAGAAGCTAACGCAGCACCCTGCGTTTCAGGCAACTGGTGCGACGTACTATCCTGATTACGTTCCGGATACCGCCGTGTATCCATACGTAGTAACGCCAGGGGACGCAGTTTCTCGCCCTTGGTACACGATGGGTGACATGAAGGGCGAGGAACTGATTTGGTCGTTCCATGTCTGGTGCGACCTNGACAACGGCGGGCCGACTAAGACGCGTCAAATCGCTAGTGCGATCATGCAGGCGATGGACGATGCTACGGTTAGTGTAGNGGGTTACCACACGTTGATGTTTCGGCGCATTCACTCCACGCCACCGATGCGCCAGCAGAATGACCCGAGTTTGTTTCAGCAAGTCATCCGGTATCGGGTGATCTTGCAACAAGCGTAACCGGAAGTAAGGGAGACGGCGTGACAAGCCCTTGGGCGCNAGCCCAGGGGCTTTTTTCATGCCCAAAACGAGAAGGAGGCGATAGCGATGGGTGTTGGACAGGGCGCTTGGCAAAAGAAGGTCAAGGTGTCTTCGGATGACGTGACCTATTACGACCTGCCTGCTACTACGGCTTCCCTGAACTGGGGCGGCGACGTTCTTGAGGATACCGACATGGCTACGAACCAGGGCTATCGGAGCCGGATTTACGGCTTGAAGGACTGGAGCCTTTCGGCTACGTCCAACTGGGCNCCTGGNTTCCAGGGTTTTGACCTGTTGCTGGAGGCATGGCAGAATCGTACCCCTGTTTGGGTGAAGTACCTCCCCAACGGTCAGGACGAAAGCGGTTTCAAGGGGAAGGCCATTGTGGAGACGTTTAACCTGTCCGGTGACGTTGGCGGGCTTGAGACCGTGGAGATTAGCTTGCAGGCCGCTGGCCCGCTTGGCCCTGCCGCGACGCCCTAACGAGCAAGGGGGTGTCTAGAAAGGGGGTGTAGCCAGTGGGTGTTGGTTCCCCTGGATGGAGGGCGACGATTCGGCGAAGCGGTACGCCTACCGAGTTTACCGACGAGCCTGCCCTGCTCGTCAGCGGCCTGACTTACCAGATTGCTGACCCTGCCAAGCAGGTGTGGGACCGCGAGACACCAGTTGTCGTTAAGGACAACGGGGTGGAAGTGGACCCTGGAGACATTGAGTTTATCGATTACCTGTTTGGCAAGGTGACGTTTGCGAGCAGCTATACGCCGACTGGTCCGATTACGGTCAGCGGCAAGTACCTGCCCATGCTGACGGTGGCTGGTGCGAATTCGTACACGCTCAACCAGACGGTTGANGTGTTGGACGATACGGATTTCGAGCATGCGAAAAGCACTGGCTACCGCAGCCGCGTTGCTGGTCTGCATGACGTTTCGCTTACCATCAGTCGTTGGGACGACATGACGAAGCACTTCTTTGAAGCNGCCAGCAACGGCGAGGCCGTGGTTGCGGAAGTGACCCCTGGTGGTGGGACTATCCGTTTCCGCGGCTTCATGCTTGTTGAGACTGCCAACCGTTCGGGCGATGTCGCCTCGCTCGAATCGGAGGAAGTCACTCTGACACTCGATGGCGACGGTGCTGGTAAGGCGTTTAGCTGGGACCTGGCTACCGACTAATTGAAACCCCGCGAGGGCAATAGAACCACAAAGGAGGTTCTTTTTTATGTCTGCCAAGGAGCAGAGCTTGAGGGACAGGCTGCGTGCTAAGACGCTCGGTTCGAGCAAGCGCAAGGAAGAGAAGGTGGAGATTGACGGCGAGACGTTCATCGTTCGTCAGCCGACTGTTGCGGAGCGGGCGTTGATTCTCCGCAAGAGTGGTGCGACCAGCGGTGAGGCTGACAAGGTGGACATCGCCGAGATGCAGGTGTGGGCGGTTATTCAGTGCGTTTATACGCCTGATGGCGAGCGTGTGTTTGAGGAAGCGGACTATGAGGCCCTGCGTAACGCGCCTACCGGCAGCTACGTGGACAAGCTGGCCGCCGCGGCTCTGCGCTTGATGAACGTTGCGGAGGTGGAGGCAAAAAACTAAGGAAAGACCATGAGCGGCAACTCCTGTTTAAGATAGCCGAGACCGTGGGTGAATGGGACGTGGACGCAATGGCAGAGAGGATGTCCACGTCCTTGTTTTTTGAGTGGAATGAATGGTTCGCTTTGAAGCATGAAGCTGAGAAGAAGGCTATGGAGCAAGCAAGACAAGGTCGCACCAAAGGCCGCAGGCGTTAATGGCCGGGTGCTGGTTAAGCGCCCGGCCTTAATTCTTGCCTTTTAAACTCTGGAGGTGAACGGCGTTGGCTGACAGCGTACAGCTTGGAGCCGCACACGTAACATTCACCGCGGACTTCTCGCAGTTGATGAAAGCCATTGATGACGCCGTTCGTCTCGCAAAGCAGGCTGCCGGTCAGATTGAGGGTGCCCTTTCCGGCATCAACGTCGGGGCGAAGAGAACGGGCACGACACTTGCCACCGAGTTGGCGAAAGCCGCAACCGCCTCTGTTCGCAGTTGGGATGCGGCTGTCAAGTCCATCCGCGCTGGATTGCGTAAGCTCACGTCCGAACTCGTCTTCATCCAGCTTGATATTTCTCATTTAGCGAACATGTTACAGCGAATGGCCGTNGTTGGGACCGCCGCGATTGGCGGTATGACTGCGGCCTCCATGTCTTTCGAGGATGCATTCGCGAACGTCCGCAAGACTGTTGATGCGTCGGAAGCAGAATTCCGTCAGCTTGAACAGGCTTTGCGCGACATGTCCACGCAGACACGGACGAGCGCGAGTGACTTGGCGCTCATTATGAGTACTGCGGGGCAATTAGGCGTTCGTGGCGTGGACAATTTGACCAAGTTTACGCGCACCATTGACATGCTCCAGGTTGCCACCAACATCGTCGGTCAAGAAGGTGCCCAAGCACTCGCACAGTTCATGAACATCATGCAGGAGAACTTGGGCAATGTTGACCGCGTTGGTGCGGCTATAACCGAGCTTGGGAACAACTTCGCCGCTACCGAGGCTGACATCCTTAACATGGCTCAACGGCTTGCTGGCGCTGGCAAGACTATTGGGTTGACAACCGCGGACGTGTTGGGGCTTGCGACTGCCCTAAGCGCGGTCGGTATTCGCGCTGAAATGGGCGGTTCTGCTCTCAGCCGCGTGCTCATCAACATGAGCCAAGCGGTNGAGANGCAAGATGAGCGGTTGCGGGAGTTTGCCCGTACCGCAGGCATGTCCGCTCGGGAGTTTGCCGATACGTTCCGTCGTGACCCGGTGCGGGCGTTGCAGGCGTTTATTGAAGGGTTGCGTCGTCTCGATAGCGAGGGGAAGAATGTTTTTGTCACCCTTGAAAACGTCGGGGCTTCCGAAATCCGTGTGCGTGATACCTTGCTGCGCTTGTTCCAGGCGTCTGACCTTCTGGCCGACGCCGTTGAGCGTTCGAATCGAGCTTGGGAAGAGAATATTGCCCTGACTGAAGAATTCGANCGTTTCATGGGTACTGGCGTTGCCCGCCTGCGCATGATGTGGAACACCATCGTTGAGGTTGCGCGTATTGTGGGCGACGTTTACAACCCCATCATTAAACAGGCCGCCGACTTCACGCAGGGTGTAGCCGACGCTCTCCGCAGGATGACTCCTGAACAACAGCAGGCCATCGCAGAGTTTGGTGCGTTGGCGACGGCTGTTCTTGGCGGTATTGCGGCGTTCCTGCTTGCCATCAAGACAATTATGACCTTCGCAACCGGTCTTACCCTTTTGACCCGTGCCGTGGTCTTCTTCTTGTCTCCTTGGACGCTTTTGACGATGGCAGTTATCGCTGCGGCTATAGCTATCGCGACCAAGTGGGACGAGATCCGCGAGACGATCGCACAGACAGACCTTGGGAAAGCCGCCATCGAAGCCTGGGAGAGCCTCAAGAAGGTGTGGCAGAGTGACGAGTTGACGCTGCCCGAGAAGATCGTCGAGAGCGTCANGATCACGGTGANNTTCGTAACCGGACTCATCGAGTCCATCANGCAGTGGTGGCTCGGTGCGAGTATCAAACTGGCTCGCCGGGGCGCAGAACTACTCGGCCTTGANCCAGACAATGCATGGCTTCCGGCCTTTTTGACAAAACTCGATGAGATTTGGAAAAACGAGGATCTGACGTTCAGTCAAAAAAT